TGGTAATCATCCGTCGCCGCCGGCTCGCCGCCCTCGCTCTCGTTGTAGTTCGTGGTCGTGTCAAAAGGAATAGAACCAAAGAACCCCTGCGTCCACTCCTGGTCATTCGATTCCAGATCGAGCGCCGCCGCCGCGCTCATGTGCTGTGTGGCATAAGTATAGCTCGTGATCAACTGCCTAAACTCCGGCGGAAACTCGATCATATAGAAAGCCAGGCTGAACGGCGGCGATATAAGCGGCTGGTCCGGAGACCCAAAATTCAGCGCGCCTGGCGAGATCGCATCGACGTTGCTCAGATAAGGGTAGGTTTCATAGTTGCCGTAATCCCCCTCGGCGGATTCCACCCCAAACAAAGAATCCCCCTGCTGCCACGCCGGGTTGTTCTCGAAATTGGCCAAGTCGTCATAGGGCCCAAACCCAATGCCCCCATACCAGGTGAAAGTTCCCAGCACATTGCCAAACGGATCCGTCTGCGTGATCGACACCCCCGGCATCTGCCACAGACTCACGCTCCGAATCCCCGTGTCCGCCCGCGGCGGCGCCTTCGCCCCTTCGTGGATAGCCCCCGCCGGCGTCCGCGTGATCCTATGCCGTTTCCCTGGCAGCGGAGTGATTGACTGCGTATAATCCCGCAGCCGATTCAGCCAGTTGTAGAGCGCCTTGTGTTGGAGGTCATCCGTTTCCGGCAATGGCTCAGGCAGAAACATGAAGCCACCATACACCAGCTTTGCGGGCCGCGTGCCCCAAATCTTAACTCACGTAAGTGTAAGCAACCGTGCTCCAAAGGTCATACTCAAAATCCACCTGCTCCTCGATCTTGTTCTTGCTCGGGATTATGACCAAATTGTTCTTCCTCATCTTCCAGCCCCAAGCAAAATTCGTCATCGCCGTCGCCGGGTCCGCCGTGATCTGCGCCTGCACAATCGTTGGCACTCCGAAGGTCGAGATCAACCCCGCCGTGGAATAAACCTTCTGCGTCACTTGTGTTGACATCAGCGTTCCCGAGTAGGAAATGTCATAGGTCCGTTTGCGGCTGATGACCGGCTGCGCCACCTCCACAAACTCCTGCCCCTGCTGCATCATCTGATACACCGCCGCCGCCGCGTCGCCCTGGGCGTTGTCTACCACCCCGTTGCTTGTGTCCGCATCGAGATATTTCCGCAGCTGCACCGCCAGATCGACGATCTCCGGCGCCGTGAATCCCCCCGTTAACAAATATTGAATAATCCCCGCGTTGGAAAAAAGATCCTGCTGTTTGAAGCCGATATTGAATTCCCACCGGTCGGTGTGCTCTTCCTCCCCGTCATTCGGCACCTTGACGATCAGCGTGGGCCATTGTGAATTCGTCGTTTCCGTCCGCGCCTCCCATCCGGCCGCAATGAACGCGTCCCCCAGCGCCAGCAGGTCCGCCGCCCAACCGCGATAGCGGATCTCCTGCTCCCACCCCTGCGTTTGCGAATAAGAGGCCTCGCCGTAGGTCTCGACGTATCCCACCCCCCCCGCGACAAACGCCGCGCTCCCCCATACAGTTTGTGCCATGCGTAAAACCCCTCCAAATTACCGCAGCGCAGGCCGCATGCCCCCACGCGGCGTCTGTGTCACTACGAATAATCCCCGCGCGGACGATTCCCCCCTGGCCTCACCGGCGCCGTCTTCCGATCTATGCTCTCCAAATGGTGCGCCGATTTCCTTGCCATCTCCGCCGCCGCGTCCCGCCCCAGCATGATGCCCCCGATCGCCGTATTCCCCAAATTATGCATTGCCTTGCGGTGTTCCGGCCTGTCCTTAGGCCGCTCCAATTCCGCCAGAGCGCCTTTGGCCTCCTCGATCTTCTTCCTCATCGCCGCCTCGTCGGCCTTCGACAAATCACCCCCGCCATATTTCAATTCCCCCTCCATCGTCTTGATCTGCTGTAGAATTTCCAGCCGCTTTGCCTCCGGACTCATGGCCGCCTCCCTGTTGCGCTCCTTCAGCGCCTCCGTCTCCTTGTCGATCGTCGCCGCCTTCTTTTTGTCCTCCGCGTCAAATTTGGCCCCGTCCTTTCGATTCTGTTCCTGGAGCGCGTCGTTGCGCGCCTTGGCGGTGGCCTTGGCGTCCAGATCCGCCTGCAACTTCTTCGCCTTCGACTCCATCATCTTTGCCTCCCCGTGATCCTCCGGCGTCAGCACCGAGGTTAGCAGCTTTCCCGGCTGTAGCAAACTCATGAACCCCGCCCCCGCCGCGATGAAAAACGCCTTCGTCGTGTTCAACGTCCCGGCCCAGACCGATCTCGTCTCGCGCGATTCCGCATTGTAATTCTTCAGCGCGCTTAAGTCCCGGTCGTTGATGATCCCCGCGTTGGCAACATTACCGTCAAAACCAAGTTTAAACGCCGGCAACAGATTGTCCCCGCCTCGACCGTAAATCTCCCGCAACGCCGCGATCTGCTCGATCGTCGGCGCCGTGTCCTTCAGCCGCTGCGCCGTCTCTAAAAACAGCGCGCTTGGGTCCTTCGTCGCCAGGTCCTGCGTCGTCACCCCCAGTTCGGCGAAGGCCTCCCTCAGCTTCAACGCCGCCGGCCCGCCCGCCTCGATCTTCGTCAGCCCCACCGCCAACTTGTCAAACGCCGTGGACGCGCTGTCCGCGCTCTGTCCGATCTCCCTCATCACATTGTCGATCTTCTGGTAGGTGACGGGATCCACGTTCAGCCGGATCGCCCCAAACTCGATGTCTTCCCCCTTTTTCGCGAAATCCGAAAGCGATGCCTTGATCGAGTCCGCCGCAAAAATCCCGGAAATCGCGCCCGTCAACCCCGGCACAATCGACATGATCCCCTGGCTGAGGTTCCCCCCAATCTTCCCCGACAAATTGCGCCCAAAATTCGCCGCGTCCTCTTCCATCTTGGAAAGTCCCGCCGCAAACCCCGACCCGTCCACGCTCGTTCTGACTTTAAGAGCCATGGCCGCCTCCCTCTGTAGGCCGCGTGCCCTCACGCGGCGCTTCCACGCCAGGCTTCGGCACCCCCGCCAACTGCTCTATATAATACAAATTGAGTTCCCTCAGCGCCGAGATCGTATCCGCCTGTTCATCCGATTCGTCACTCCCAACGATATGCAATTTCCCCTCGCTCTCCCGCAGCCCAAAGCAATCCCAGAGCGCGAGCCGATACGGATAATCAAACGTCTCCGCCGACGCCACATGCAACTTCGCCATCAAGCACACCCGCAGACATTGCAGCCAGGGCGAGCCGGACAGCAGCGAACTGGAAACCTCATCCGGGATCTCCACCTCCGGCGATTCCGTCCCCTCGGTCAAATACTCGTCAAAAATCCGGTGCTTCATCCCGAGGTCCCCGATCTGGAAGCCCCGGCCGCGCCGCTTCAGCTCGTCCTCCAGGTCGTCGCGCCGCAAAAATTCCTGATACTCCGAAAACCGCATCGAGCAAATCAGGCAGGCCGAAATAAGGTCGTCCATCGTCGCCCGCCCCGGCTTCTCCTGGACATAGCTCAGCCCCTGCCATTGCATCAGGAGAATGTGCCCGATCGAGAGTGGACGCAGCCGCATCCCCAACGCCGTGTGGGGTTTGGGAACCACCGCATTAAGATATTCAGGTGGTGACATTTTAAGGTGGCAGCGTGCCTTGTGGGCCGGGTGCCCTCACCCGGCGTCGGGTTAGGAATCCGACACGAAAGCTAAAGCGGCCCCATCATAACGCTCCAAGTTCCACGTCATGACGGCCGCCCCGGCTTTCTTGCATTTCACCGTCCCGCCCGTGCAATAATTCCAGGTGCCATTGTAAGCCGCGTTCGTCGAACCGCTCAAAGTGATCACCACCATGGGGGCCGGCTGCACCAGCATGTCCGGCGAAAGAGCCTCCGTGGAGGCAAACGGCAAAATCGTAATTTTGAGCTTTTCGATCTGGCGCTTGACCAGCACGGTCGCCAGCGCGCCGCCCGAGGCCTCGATGTCGTCCCGCGCAAAATCAACCGAGTAATCCGATTCGTCGCAAGCGTAGGCGCCACCCGTCACCGCCACCACCCCGCCGAAGCTGTTCACCGTATTCCCAGTCGGCACGTCGCCGGCGATAATTTGGGTGAGAAAATCCGCGACAGTGATGGCGTCCCTCACCACCGCCAAACCGAAAACTTTAAGTGCCATGCCACCCGCCCCGAATTACGGCACGGGAAGCAGTTCCCCTCTCCCACCGGGAGAGGGTTAGGGTGGGGGTCCCGGATCCAACGCCCCAAACAAAGCCGCAAAAGCCACATCCTCCGGCAGCAGTGTCCCAATAATGGTCAGCCCGCAAATCAGATCATTCGAAACATCCGCAAAGCAGGGATTCTCATTGGCCGCCATTTTGAACCGCAGGGTGGTCTCCATCTTCCGATCCCTGAGCACCTCCTCCTTCCCCTCGAACTCAATCTCGCGCAAAACCGTCAGGTAAGGCACCTGCACCGAAAGAAAGCTGTGCAAAAATTCCGACAAATTATCGGGATTCCTCTTCGTCTCCCACAGGTGATATAGCACCCGTTTCACCAGCCGGCGATGCGGCGGAAACGGATCCGCCCCCGAATTCGATTCATCGACATTGCTGATGACGCACACCTGGACATCCTCAACAAAGCTATTCGTCCCCGGGCACATCTCCGGCCCGCCCCGGCATTCGCAGATGATCGCCCCCGTCGCCAGCAACCTTAACTCCGTCGTCTCCCCCGTAAAAATCTGCGCCTCGAGAAACCCGCAAGTTATCAAAAAATATTTCAGCGCCGCCTCGATTTTAAATTCCAGCGTATCCAGTTCCGGATTGTAATTAGTGCTCATAAAATAATTCCCATCCGTCTGTGTCCAGGCCGCGTGCCCCCACGCGGCGTCTGTGTCAATCTGTGCCCTCAGGCATTGTTGAAGTCATTAATAAAATGCTGCAGCGCGTGCTCGATGCTAATCTCCATCGCCCGCTCCCGGTTCCGCAGCACCCGCACCAGCAGCCGATTCCCCGAGTTAAGATAACTTATATAGGACACCGCGTTAATCACTGTAAAGGACGGCTGGTCCCCGTTGGAAAGCCCGTCCTCGATCCCCCCCGGCGCCGGATGATCCGCAATCCAACTCGGGATCCGCTTCACCCCCAGCGCCCTTGCCGCCGTCATCCAGCCCGCCTTCGCCCATCCCACCCGATTTTTCACCTCCGTCCGCACCCGCTCGAGCGCCGAAGAGTCCCACACCAGGTAGCGCCGCGCCCTCTTCGCGCTCACGTTCCCCCGCGCCCCAAACAACTTCCATGCCGCCCGATACTCCCCCAACTCCAGCGAGCCCTGCATCGGCACCAGCGTTTCCGTCACCCCCATGTGAAACAGCGCCTGGCTCAACGTGTTCCAATCCCCCTTCTCCGCCAGGTGCTTCAAATATTGACTCCTCTGCCGTTTCGCGTTTTTCCCCGCGCCCGTCGGATACATCACCGCTTTGATCGAGGTCAGCGGCTGAAACAACCGATGAATATCCCGGTCCGCCGTCATCTCCCCTTTTCTCCGCTGGAATCCGAATGTCTCCGTCAACGGACGATTCCCCGTCGGCGGCGTGCATTTGATCAAATCCACCACCACCAGCCGCGCCTGTTGCTGGACCACCTCCCGATTCGTCCGACGACTCGCCGCCGCCAGGCGCGCGATCTGCGTCCCGAACTCCCGGAAATCCACCTCCATTTTTATATCGGACGGCATGTTAGTTGCAGGCCGGGTGCCCCCACCCGGCGTCCCCATCTGTGTCAGGCTGTGTCAATCTGTGGCCTCAAGTATTTGGGTCAATCAAATCCAGGTGAAGATGGCTCCCCGTCGCCGGCGTCCCCACCCTGGCGATCCTATACTCAATCCCGTCAAATAGAATCGTCTTCCCGTCCACCAAAGGCCCCGGCAATTTGTCCGCCACGGTACGTCTCACAATCAGCGAAAACCTGATCGTCACCACCCGCCCGCCCCAATCAATCATCGTGTTCCGGTGGATCGACGACGTCGCGCAAGGCAGCGTAATTCCAACAAAGGAAAAGGTAGGCGCCCCCAGCAGTTCTTCGAGATCACAAAGCGCCTGTTCATGCAAATCCCGCAGTGGATTATTCATCAACCAACCCCTCAAATTACCGCATCCGTAAAAATAAAAGGCAGCCGCGAGACATCTAGTCGCGGCTGCCTCCCCCATGGAAAATCTTGTAGGCCGCCTGCCCCCAGGCGGCTTCCCCTCTAAGTCGGCGCCATCGAAGGCAACGCCGGCGGAACTTCCTCCGGCGCCGCCACGGCAGCCACCGCCGCCGGCGCCGCCACAACTGGGGCAGGACTTGCCGCCACTGGGGCAACAACTGCCGCTTTCGGAGCAAACATTGCCGCCCTGTTCCTGTTAGCCGTCGCAATGCGGTCCTGCACCGCCTGCGGCAACCCGGCGATCACCTGGGCCGCCGAAGGAGCCGGCCCCGCCACTGCCGGGCCTGCCACCGGCGCCGCATCCTTCTGCGCCGCCGCCGCGAAAGCCTGTCCCTCGCGGGCCAAATTGGCGCTGAAAATCGGCCAATCCGAATCCGGGTTCGACGAACTGGTGAAAGCCGCCACCGCCGCCTTCGCCACCCCAAAAGCCGTCGCCTTCGCCGATTGCGCCGAAGCCGCCGTCTGCTGCGCCAGAGTCAATAATTCCACGTAGGTCATTGGAAGATCATCCGTTTTCCCGAATATTGAAGCCAGTTGCTCCCGCCCGTGCCCGCCGCCCCGCCCAGGAGACCCGGATAAATCGCGTTCGTGCTCGTGTTCGAGATGCCCACCAGCCACATCGTATTGATCATCCCGCAGATCGCCGGCGCAAAATTGGTCGTCGAAATCGAAGGCGAATTCGAGTTCAAATAATTTGTCACATAAAAAACCGAATTCCCCGTGTCAATATTGGTGCTGTCCAAACCCGGACGGAAATAGAAAACCACCGCATTCGTGTTGGTGATCCCGGCGCTCCCCACCAGCCCCGTCTGCACCGCAAAAGACGATTCCTTGCTGATGTCCATCAGCCCCGTATAAGTGTTCGTGACCGTGTTGGTCGCGAACGTCACCGGGTTCGCGTAAATGTTGCTCGAAATCGTTGTGACAACGTAGTTCGTCGGCAGCGGATAATATTGCAGCCCGGCGATCACGTTGGTCCCGATCGAAACCCCCGTCGGCCCCGAAGGCCCCGAAACCGCCACCGATTGCCCCCGCGCGTCCGCAGCCATCAAACAGGCGCACAACAGCGCCATCCGTAGGCCGCGCGATCCCAAAACCGCTGGAATGTTCTCGATCATAAAAATTACTTTTTCTCCTTCTTTTTTCGTGGTGTGGCGGGTTCTTCGTTTCCCTCTCCCGCCGGGAGAGGGTCAGGGTGAGGAGCTTCCCCCGTCCCATCTGTAGATCCTTCATGCGGCCCCTCATTCCCCTCCGCCCTTACCAGCCAGGCTATCTCCGCGTCCGCCGTCTTCGTTGCGTGATCCGCCGTCGCCGCCGCCAGCCGGCTCTTCACCGCCGCGGCCTCCGTCGCCCTCTTCTTCGCCAAATCCTTCGCCGTCCGATGAGCCGCCTTCTGCTGATTCGTCGCCAGCGTCTTCGGGAAAACCTTCACCGCGTCATCCGCCAATTTCGCCGCCGCCTCCGCCTTCGGCAACGCCACCAAAATCCCGTTCAATTTCACCGTCGCCCCATGCAAAGCCGCGTCCTCCGCCGAAGTCCCCAGCGCCAACTGCGCCCGTTCCGCCGTCAATCCCGCGTTGTGCTCCACACTGCAATCCGTCGCCTCGAAGCGCGGGGCTTCGAGTGAAACCTTTTGGAATAGCGGACGATTTAGAATCCCGATGCGATTGAAACGCTTCTCCGCCGTGGCCTCCGCCACCGCTTCCTGCATCTCACTCCGCACCAGGCCGAGATAAACTATTTCCGCGCCGGCCTCGTTCTTGACGCTGGGAAATCCGATGGCGATAAACATTTGGGTCTTATTGCGTGGTCACATAGACCGCTGCATTGTCGGTCTTGTTGCCCGCGCCCGTGCCCTGGTTGCCGGCGGTCGCGCCGAACAGGAACGTAGTGGTCAGATTCATGTCAAAAGTGCCTTGCACGATCCAGGATATGCCCAAAAGCGATATTCCGCTATTGGGATCTTCCACTACCGTGAACTTCGCGATCTCGGGCACGTCCAGCGGATTGCCCGCAAAAGCGCCCAGCTCGGGAATGCGCGTCGCCACCGTGAAGGCCCGGCGATCGCCAAAAATCGCGCTCAGATTGACCCCGTTCGCGTTGAAATCGGGGTACTCATAGAGACAGGAAAATCCGGCCACGTTTTTGAAGACCCGAAGCGCGCTGTCCGAATTCCGCATGTCGTAGAACAAGGCCGACATCATCCGCTGATCGTCCTGGAGCGACTGGGCAAAGCCCGTCGAGAAAATACCGAAGCGTCCGCGGGGGGAGGCGTGGTTCGTGTTCAACAGCGAGCGCACGGCCTCGATGGTCCCGAGGTCCGAGTTGGCCAATGATTGCACCAGCTTGTTCGAGAAATTGTTGCCGCCGGTCCCGTTGATGAGGGTCAGGCAATAGTCAATCACATATTTGCCCAGCACGTAGGCGGGGTAGCGAATGGCTTCCTTGTAAAGGTCCTTCTGCGAAGCAATCGTCTGCAAGTAGGCCACCTGGGTCGGCACATGCGGCAATTGGTTCATCGTCACAGGCACATCCTGCAACAGGTTCTGCGCCCCGGTCGCGCCGTTGGCAAAGCCGCCGTTGGCCTCCACATAGGTTTGCACCGTCGGCAGGACGGCGATGTGCGCGAGGATAATAGAATTCTGCACCGCGCGCGCGGAGCTGAGGTCTGTGGAGAAGCTCGAGAGTATCGGGACTTCGGTGGTGAAGGCGTCCAGTGTGTCCGCCAGAATTTCCGTTGCGCTAAGTGTTGCCATAAAATTAAAAAACTCCAATCCGTGGTATCCGAAGTTGACCGACCCCAAATTCAAACGTCGCCCTGGCATTCCCAAAACCCGCCGCCCCATGCCGCTCCGCGCGCGCCAGGCGCGCCAGCACCGTCTTCTGTTTCGGGTTCGTTTCCCGATCCATCAGCCCCTGCAGGTCCGAGATGTTCTTTTCCCGGGTTGCCCCGAGCCAGATGTCCCGCGGATCCTTCTTAAGCTTTTTTGAGCGGCGCGTCGGCATCGAATGAAATTCCTTTGAGACCCCGAATCTTCCGCGCCAATTCCGTTTTCTTGCGCGGCTCTGTCGTGGTGGACAACTCAGCCCGGGCCTGTTCCAGCGGTGATTTCCCGCTGGCATTCTGGTCCGTCCCCGCCGGCACGGACGTGACCGTCTGCGAAGCCGCCACTTCAGCCGCGGCCGAAGCGCCGGCAGCCGAAATCTTGGTTTTGTTAGCCAGGTCAGCCTTCAATGTGACGATCTCGCCTTGGGCGGCCGTCATGGAAGTGGTCAAACCGTCGAAAGTGGCCACAGCGGCCGTCAGATCGGATTGGGCTGCGGAAAGTGTGGTCTTGATGCATTTGATCTCATTATTGAGATCGGAGAGTTGTTCCGCCGAAATGGGAGCGGCGGCTTTGGTCGTGATGCCCGTCACAGTGGCGGTCAATTCGGCAATCTTGCTCTGGATTGCCTTCAGGGTTTCAGAAATACTCATTCACCCCATTTTGAAGTTACAGTAGCCATCCCATCTGTGCCCAGTTTTGTAGGCCGCGTGCCCCCACGCGGCGTCTGTGTCAATCTCTGGCTTCAGGCTGAAAAAAATCCAGCAGTTCCTCCAGCGTGTCCACATTCTCATCCGCGATCCCCAGCGCCACCGCCACGCTCCCGAACATCACCTGCCCCTGCATCGAGTCCGCCTCGATCTCCGGCCGATGCGCCACCACATGCTGAGCGAACATCCCGAAAGCCTCGTCCACTAACGACTGCAAATTCGTCGATTGATCCTCCGTCAGCGCCGTCCCCGGATACCCGGCCCCCTTGTATTTTCCGCTGGTGAAAACATTCGGCTTCAACCCCGCCATCTTGTGCGCCTCAGAAGTGTCAAGAAAACCTATGATGCACCCGATGCTCCCGATCATCGCCGTGCGGCTGCAAAAAATCTGGTCGCACGACACCGCTAGCATGTAAGCCGCCGAACAACACTGCGAACCGCTCCACGCGTAACAGGCAATTCCCGTCTCCCGCTGAAACTCCGCGATGAACTCCGCCAACTCGATCCCCCCCGCCATCTGGCCGCCTGGCGAATCAAAATTGAAAATCACCGTCCGCACGTCCCCGCGCGCCGCCGCCGCCTCCAGGTCCTCCTGGATGTCATCATAGCTCGTCGCCCCGCACTGCTTGTCCAGCAGCGAAGCGTGCTGCAGCAGCGGTCCGATCACCGGAATCACCGCCACCCCGTTCTCGATCTCCATCTGCGGCATGTCCTCCCCGAACAAGTCCGCCTCCGGACGTTTCCCCTCAATGGCGGGCCTTAAAATCCGATCAATCGTCTCGAACCCCGAAAGCGAAATCGCCAGCGGCTGATGATAAACCGCGTCAATAATACGTTGAAACCTCATAAATTATTTCCCCCCCCCTGTCCCTGTCCCTGCCCTTGTCCCTGTCCGCCTCCGTCTCCCCCATCTTGCCCGCCTCCGCCGGCGCCCATCCCCTCCGAGTTAATTTGCGGCGGATTCGGCCCCGGCGACCACAGTTGCGCGTAAACCCAGTTAAAATCCTTCCCCGTCGCAGCCGCAATCGCCTTCGCCCGGTCGATGCGGCTCAAAACCTCCCGGTCCTTCGTCCGCGCCACCTGCTTTTCGCTGTCCCCATATTTTGCATGGTATTTGGTTTCGGTCATGACGCCCATCGAAAGCATCTGCTGGTCGGACCTCGCGTCCCGACCCTCGTCCACCGTAATCAGGGCCGGGCACTCAAAGTCAAACTTCCACCAATCCACATCGTTCCGGGAAACCCACCCATTTTTCATCGCCTTCGCCACCGCGTAACGGATCGCGCGCAGCGCCCTCATCCGGATCGACTTCTGCCGATGCCTCACCGTCGCCCGCGCGTTGTCCTGGACCAGCCTCACCGATGCCCCCCCGATCTTCGATGGATTTAACAGTTCTTGGAACCACCCCACCGCCAAAATCCCCCGATGCTCCAATCGATGCAGAAAATTCTCCACTTGATCCGTTGGAAACTCGTATTTCAAATGATCAAATTTCTCCCCCTTGCCCGCTGTAAAATAATAATCCTCCCCGCCTCGAATCTGCTCCCGCTTCACCCCCGGTGAAAAATCCTGCAGCGGCGTATCCGCGATAAACGCATCCCCCGTGTCCGCCTGGCCCGCCTCCGTCGTCCGCAGCAACCCGATGCTCGAGGCCCGCTTCACCCCCCGCTTCAAAAACACGTCGATGTCCTGCTGGTCCAGCCAGCCCATAATCTCGCACGACGGCGCCGGAATCCCCCGATTCTGCGATTGCCATTCAGGGTCGTACATCAATTGGCAGCTCGTCATCGGCACGTCCCGGTCCTCATCCTCCCCGTCGCCAAGGATCCGCAGCCCGACAACTTTCATGTTGTTGTCGTAAATAATTCCCTGAGAAATCGTCGCCCCGTCCGACCATCCCTTGATCGACTTCGCCTCCGGGCCGCCCGAAACCATCCGCGTGTTGATCCTGTGTGACGGGATAAACTGCAGCTTCGGAAAATGTGTGTCCGGGTCCTCCGTCAAAACCATCGCGTCATCCCCGTCCACGTCCCAGGCGATCCCCGAAAGCACCATATTCGTCACAAAATCGTAAGGCGCCCCCCGCAAATCACAGTTAGGGTAGAAGACATACTCCAACCACTCCTCCACCTCATCCCCCCAGGCCGTCTCCGTCCCAGTGTAGAGCGCCCGCCACTCCTCCCCCACGGACCGCTGGTTCTTTTGGCATATCGCCGCATGCAGATTGCCAAGGCCGGCGAAGAGCTGCCGGGAGTAGCTGAGCAACTCCCATCGGTCATAGTCAGTGACCAGCTTGCGAATGTCCCCTGTGGTGAACCAGCGTTGGCGGTAGAAATCCAACTGCCCGCTTGATCGCGGCGTGTTATAAAGTGAATACTGCGCCGCCTGCACATCCAGTTCCCTCCCCGTCTGCGCCGGCACAACCAACCCCGATTTTCTCTCCGAATAGCCGCCAGGCAGCCGGCCATTTCCCTCTCCCGGGGGGAGAGGGCCAGGGTGAGGGGAGGATCGCTTTGATCCCCGCGAAAAAGTGTTATCCATAAACATAAAACGGCCTGGTCCTCTTCACCGGTTGGTTCATGGGAAACTTGACGGGATCGCGCAGCCAAAGCTCCTTATTGATCATCCGAATCCGCAGCCGTGGATCCATCTTGGGAAATCGAGTAGCCGTGGTATCGCCCGCCGAAGTAGATTGAATAACCCCCGTGAAAATCTCAGTCTGCGCCATCAGCCGCCAGTGCAGCAGCTTGTCCACCGGTATCCCCCGCAGCAGTTCCTCCCCGATGAGCTGATCGGTCATCGGCGTCAGTTGTCCCGCCAGCGTCGCGTAATCGTCGTAATTTTCCGGCATTCCAGACAACGCCGCTAATTACGGTAGGCCGCAGATCCCTCCGGGAGAGGGGTAGGGTGAGGGTCCCTAGCTCGGATTCCCCACCGGCGTCCGATCCAGCAACTGCCCCAACACCGTCGGCGCCCGCACCCCCGAGAATGGCGGCCCATTGATCAGCCGTTGCAGCGCCAGTCGGCGCACCTCCGCGTAGCCCTCCATCACCGGATACTCCACCTCGACAAAAATGTGCAAATGCCCATCCTCCGGGTTGATCCAGGAAAACACATCCAGGATAAGCCCCGCCTCCGAAATCCGCTCCAATTGCACCGCCACGGTCACGCCCGGAACCCTACCCCCGGAGGCGGCCCCCTGTAAAGAACATTTCGGCTAAGGTGACACCATCACCACAATTTTCACGCTCGCCCCCAACTTCAGCGCCCCGTGAAACGGAAAATCCACCGGCAAATGCAACGTCTCCCCTTCCTGTGTCAGAACCACCACGCGTCCAAACGCCCTGTCCGCGCGCTTGTCCCAGGCCGTGGTGTTCCCGCACACCTGGCCGATCAGCGCAAAAGTATATCCATGCTTCCGCCTGGCATGCCTGTTCTTGCCGTCCACCGCCTCGGTTGTTTTTTTATTCGTTTTTGTCATATAGAAAATTGCAATTCATCTGTGTCCACCTGGGTCCATCTGTGGCCCATCCCCCTCAATCGTGATGCGCCCCCGCGTGCCGCTGCCTCAGCACCTCATCATTCACCAGCCTCGACCGCCTCCGTATCACCTTGCTCGCGCTCGGAAAATTCTCCCCAAACGAAATCGTGTAATGCGCCAGCATCCGCGGATGCAGCCCCACCCTTTTCGCGATCTTCACCGCCGTCATCCCCTCCAGCAGATCCGGACGCAGCCTCAACATCATCGCCATCACCCGAAACGCAATGATCTCCGGACGGTCCAGCGCCTTCTGGAACTCCCGCCCCTGGCACACCGCCTTCGCCTTCTGATTCACCGGCCCGTTGCGTGACCGGTCACGCACCGACCCCCCAAACAAAATCCATTGAAAAAGCCGTCCCAACTCATCCGAAACCAGCGAAATCCTCGCCTCAGGATCAAACGCATCCAACGGATTTCCCCGATCATGCCACCCATTCCTCTCATCGATGCCGGAATCCGGCGCCGGAATTCCCTGCACCTCATAATGGCACACCACCTGGGACGGCTGCTTCTGCTCCCGCCCCGCCCGCCCCCCTGTAGGCCGCGTGCCCCCACGCGGCTCCCCATTCCGAGGTGAGGGGCCGGGAGATTTAGCCGTCTTGAGTAAAGTCATAAAAAAAATCAACGCCCCCTCGGCATCCGCGTCGCCGCCTCAATCACCGACTGCCGGACCTCTTTCAGCGCGATCCCCGCCGCCGGCACCGGCTGCTCGTCGATGATCCCCGCCAATTTCGCCGTCGCCCCCGCCAGCGTCCTCGCCTCAATCCGGAACGTCGCCGCCCGTCCGTTGACAAACTGCATCACCCCCTCAAAATTCCGCTGCGCCACAGGTCGCGCAGCCCGGGTGCCCTCACCCGGCGGGGCCGAATGAAGCTGCGGGAGATTTTCCGGATCAGGTTGTGGGGGTGGAGTCGAGCCGTTTGGAATTATAAGTGACATAATTTGAGTGATAAAACGCCATCCAACGCCCCTCCTTTAAAAATACAGCACTCGGGGAAACTCCCGATGGATCGATGGTGGCAACCCCCTATAAGGCCGAAAGTGTGTTACGTCAAAAAACAAAGTATGTGCCAGAATTCCCACTCCCTCCGGGAGAGGGTTAGGGTGAGGGGCCGGCCTCCCCTCCCCACCATAACAAAAAAGTATAGTGAAAAG